CTGTGAAGGGGGCACGGTGCTTTGGTACAACACCCTTGAGGGAGAACCCCCCAAGCTCCTACTACCAGATGGGAATCATCTTGAGTGCAAAGTACAGGTATCATTTCCATAGTGGAGTGATACCATGGGAAAGGCATACCAATGCGAATTGGTCTACCGATCCCTCGCCCGGAGTTATAACTTACGGGTCGACTGTACCGATACGGTCACTAGAAACGACCGTGTCGCGCGGGCACGCCTGGCCTTCAGCCAAGCGCGCCACAACCGATGATCTGGGTGGAAATTTCTCCACACGTAAAGTGACTGGTTACGTCAACTACACTCCTGAGGTCTTTACGACTCTTAGAAAGTTTGGTCAACGGTATATTGGGCCTGCTTGGCCCGCCAGTCCCTTTACAGCGATGGAAGCGGTGCAAACTGAGGCAGCGGTGAATCGAGGCGAAAGCCTTGACTCTCTCGGTACCACAGCTATTGCTCGCTGCATCCCCACTAATCCGGTTGCCGACGCAGGAACTTTCCTCGGAGAACTACGTGAGGGCTTGCCCAAAATCGTAGGTCGAAGCCTCTTCAAGTCAGCATTCAAAGACTACCGAAAGGTAGGCGGAGAGTATCTGAACATTGAGTTTGGCTGGAAACCTTTGGTCTCCGATCTAATGAAGTTCACGAATGCCGCGACGAATTCTGAAAAGATCGTTCGGCAGCTACATCGTGACTCCGGAAAGAACATACGTCGGAAATACGCGTTCAAAGATGATGTTTCGTATACAAAGACGCAGCAGGCGAATGTTTATGCCTGGGTGCCCCCTGGGGCACTTTCTACGTATTTGTACACGGGACCTGGGAAGCTAGTTGTTGACACGGAAACCCGTGTCAGCACCTGGTTCTCTGGCTGCTTTACCTACCATCTGAATCTTGGAGTAACACTCCAGGACAAGATGGACATGCATGCAGCAGAGGCTAGAAAACTATACGGAACCGAGCTAACGCCCGAGACCGTGTGGAATCTAGCTCCTTGGAGTTGGCTCGTAGACTGGAATTCGAATATCGGGGACGTCATTCATAACGTCAACCGGTTCGGCCAGGACGGGCTAGTAATGCGGTATGGGTATATCATGCAGCGGAAAACCGTTGTACGTACCTACACCCTCTTGGGCGGTGGCCTAAATACGGGCGCACCGACAAGAGACCTCAAAATGACCGTGACTGCAGAGTCAAAGGTCAGGCAGAGGGCAACTCCATTTGGTTTTGGCTTCGACATGGGGTCCATAAATGGACGTCAAGCAGCCATACTCGGGGCCCTTGGAATCTCCAGGGGCCCTAGGCACCTATAAAGGTGCTGGCGGCGCATTTCTCTCACGAGGAGTGATGTGTTGCGTCATTAAGGGTCTTACAAGGCCCTGACTACACCAACGAAAAGAGTAATGCCATGTCTTTCGCAGATCCCCAGTCAGTAACTATTAACGCGGTTGCGATTTCGATGCCTCGTACGAGTTCTGGTGTCAATTCTGGCACCTTTACCTCGGCCGATGGCCTCACGCAGCAGGTCGTCTCGCATGCCTATGGCAAGCGAACCCGACGTACCATTCGCCTTAATAGTTCGAAGATCAGCACCGATCCGATGCTCCCGGCCCAGAACGTCAAGCTTTCCGCCAGTGTTTATTTGGTGGTTGACGCTCCGGTCGCGGGGTATTCGAACACGGAACTGAAGCAGATCATTGACGGCTTTACCGCCGCCCTGACTGCGTCTTCGGGTGCCAAGGTCTCTCAGCTCTTGGGCGGAGAGAACTAACACCAACGACTGTCCCTGTGACGCATGGCTATGGACAGATCGAACTCTATAAGGAGCCGACTTGAAAAGCCTTACGTTACTCTGGAAGGAAGTGGCAGCTGAGCTGGCCACTTGGTGTTGCACCAGCACCACTCGCGACTTTGAAACTGTCGCGAGTCGAGTCGAACATGAGGGTGAGTCATTTCTGACTATCACCTTACCTGCCTTCTGCACAGACTTCCAAAAAGGTCTGGTAGAGGGTGGCGTAGATCACGACCTGTTTCCGGGTTTTGCCCGGTCAGGCGGTCTCCCCCGATTCCTCGGAGGTTTCCTTGATCTTGTGTTCGACCGTGGAACTGGTCTACTTTTGGACTGTCCCTCTGTGGACGCCATCTACGCTATCCGTCAGCTTACGCTGATGTTTGGCAAGATTTCTCTCCCATGCAGTGATGCACGAGAAAGGGCAGCTATTGAGGGATACATCCAATGTGAGCAGTCAGTCAAGGACGCAGATGGTGCGAGGAGTCCTCAGGAAACTGAGGACTTTTCTCGCATCTCTCGTCTGCTTTGGGCTGATCTCTTTGCGACAGTTGATAACGCTGTTGCGAACTACGAGATTTTACCAAAGCATGGTCCCGGTGCCACCGCTGATCGACTTAAGGGTAACCAAAAGTTCAATCAGACCGAATGGACCGAAAGGCTCGAGGGAGTGTTTCCAGCTGGGAAGTTTCTACTTCCGAATTGGTCTCACCTCTCTAACCTTGACCATCTTAACTGGCTCGAACCCGGAAAGGAAAGGCCCGTTAGGGTCATAACCGTTCCTAAAACGCTCAAAACACCTCGAATTATCGCCATCGAACCTACTGCGATGCAATATGCGCAGCAAGGCTTGCTGGAGGCTTTCGAGAAAGCGATCGACGCGAGTGACACCGCGTCCCACTTTATCAGATGGAAGAGTAATGTTCCTAACCAGGAGCTTGCTCGACTTGGGTCCCTCTATGGGGACTCAGCCACGCTAGATCTTAGTGAGGCATCTGACCGTGTTTCGAATCAGCTTGTTCGACTCATGCTTGCCAATCATCCTCACCTAGGTGAGGCTGTGGACGCTTGCAGGAGCCGTAAGGCTGAAGTACCTTTGCACGACGGAAAGAAAATCATCCGCCTTGCGAAGTTCGCGTCTATGGGTTCAGCACTCTGCTTTCCCATGGAGTCACTGGTTTTTATGACAGTG